GGGACGCTCTCCGGACTGGCCTCACTATAGAGGAAGCCCAAACGCTTGTAGAGAATGGGTTCAAGCGTTACGGGTTCATTCCTAAAGTGAAGATCCACACCTCAGTCGCGAAGGCTGAGTTTTGTTCAGGGATCTTTTGGCCAGCCGTCGTCGACGGTATCGAGACTTATGTTCTTGGCGGGAAACCTGGCAAACAGCTGCCCAAAATAGGCTACGGCCTAGTGCAGCATAAGCCAGGTGTCGTCAAGGCGATGATGGTCGGAAATTACAAGGCGTATCATTTCGTCCCTTTGCTCAACCAATATTGCAGCGCGATGTTGGACAAGATGAGAAAGGTCGAGATGACGAGCTACCACGATAAGGAAGCTCAGTATAAGATACAGCCTAGTAACAAATCGATCAAAGAGTCTCAACTGGTTGGTTGTTTTTTCGAAGAACGGTACGATTTGGACCTTGTCGCGGTCCAGGAGAGCTTACGTGCCGTGCTCGAGAATGCAGATTTGAACTCCTCCGTTCATTGGGAGTTCTTGTCGGCCTTGTATGAGGTCGACGTATAATCTGCGTTGGGTCCTGGGATGACCTGATAAACTCAACCCTGCTAGTGGAAGCAGCTCACAGTGCATGGTCCGCTTATAAAAATATGCACTGGATTTCAAGATGTCTTTTCCTTATCATGGTAATTGGTGCGGACCTGGTTGGTCTGACGGACGAAACGTTCCGTCGACCCGCGGGTTCGCACCGGCTATTGATGAGTTCGATGAGACGTGCCGGCAACATGATTTCGCTCTCTCCGGTGGACGGAGCGACTTGCGCGCAGACCTCAAATTCGCACGACTTAATGTCGGCCGCGGTGCTAAACGCACCGTTGCCGCTGTAGCCGTGTTGGGTAGAGCTCTCGTGGATCAATTGTCCGCCGTCAATAAAAACGCAACCCAACATCTTGAAACAATGACAAAACCCGCTCTCCGTGGTACTGCTAAGCAGCAACCGCGAAACACGCGAAACCCTAC